TTAAAGAGCCACAGGCTTTTGTCAGATGGGATATTACTCCACAAGGAAATGTATTCAACGTCAAAGAAGCACAGATTGATATGCGTTGGGAAAGCGGTAAAGCAACCCCACCGTTTATGAAAGAGTCTATACGAAAGTTAGCACAGCAGACTGTTATAGATTTGGCTAACTCAACCTCTGATACGATACGCATTCCTTCAGGCGAAGCAATATTTGAAAAAAACCACGGCAAACTATCAGACAAAGGCGATGACGCTTACTTCATTACCCTAGAAGGCGATGATAAATTCGAAGCCGCAATGAAAGAGTCGAGAAGTTTGGGGCGTGACCCTCGTTTGACAACCGGGGAGGACAGTACTGGCCGCAGAGCCAGCCTCGCCTTCAACCCAGAAAAATTAAGGGAACTAAGAGCGAAATACTGGGGAAAGAAGAGACATTACGACAAGTATCAGAAGGCACTAATACAAACCCTGAAAGAATCTGGGGCGGATATTGAAGATGTAACTCCTAAAGGCTCTAAAGAGCAATGGTTTAAAATCAAGAATCCTGATGAGTTCAGGCAAAGAGTGGAGGATAAACCATTCCCAATGGCTATGAATATTTTAAAAGGGATCGCTGACAGGCAAGTAGCCTGACCCACTACCCCCATAAGGGGTACTATGCGAACGCCCCGTACAGGGCATTACAGAGCCTCTGAGGGGGTACTATGAATAACTATGACGGACTGAGGAGATTAGGTCTTCTTGATGACATAACTGCACTAGGGTTGAGGAACTCTAGGATTAGACATGCTGACAACAGGGGCAAACGGTACTCTGCCGTCTACAATAAGATGGATCGTACCATCAAGATGCCTCGACCTATGCCCCGCAATTACCCCGGATCGTACTATGACTTGTTAGGCCACGAGGCTAAACACGCTGGTTTTGACACTATAGGCAGAGCATTGAACCTAGCACCGGGCTTCCGGGATGAGTTCGATGAATACCCAGATATAAGAGAGATAGTTGGATTACTCCCTAACTTCAAAGCAAACCCCCACAGAGAAACCTTCTTCGATAACCCCAGATGGGCTAGACAACCTCATAAGGATAACCTATTTAATCTTGATCCAAGGAAAAAGCAGTGGGGCCACGACATGATCTATGACACCAATAAAATAAATGAAAGGCACTCCCCTAATGTAGAAAGACGAAAGAAGGACTATCAGAATATACTTGATGTTCTAGGTGGATGGGGATGACAGACAAGCAAGACAAGTTCATTGAAGAGTATGTCCGTACAGGTAACGCTACCCAAAGTGCTATCTATGCTGGATACTCTGAGAAGAACGCCAACATCCAAGGTCACCAACTCAAGAAGAAGTTTCGCACAGAGATAGAGGATGCCACCTACAAGTCCCTACAGGACAAGATACCACAGGCATTAAGTTGGGTAACTAACCTAGCAGAGAACGCAGAATCCGAGTCAGTAAGACTTGGGGCCATTAAAGACATTCTTGATCGCGCTGGGTTAAAGCCAGTAGAGAAAATAGAAACCACAACCATAGAATCCATGTCTGATGAGGAAATCCAGAGAGAACTAGATGCCCTCAGAACAAGACATTAAGGAACTAAATCTACTACGAGAGAAGGAAAACAGGGCTGTATACAACAGAATCTCCCTATATGACCCCTATCCCTACCAGTTAGATTTCCACAAGACAGGAGAGAATAGCCAACGTCTACTCATGGCAGCCAACAGAATAGGTAAATCCTATTGTGGGGCAGCGGAGATGAGTTTTCACTTAACAGGATTGTACCCTGAATGGTGGGAAGGACGTAAGTTTGACAGACCCATCACAGCATGGGCTGGTGGTGTGTCAAATGAAACCACAAGAGATATCGTACAAGCAGAATTACTGGGTTCCCCCGACGATCCCGAAGCCTTTGGCTCTGGTGCTGTTCCACGCAAACTAATAAAAAAGACGGAACGCAAACCCGGAGTACCAAATGCCAAGTCCGTAGCCCTCATACGGCACATTACTGGCGGGAACTCTTCTTTATACTTCAAAGCCTATGAGATGGGCGTTGATAAATGGCAAGGCAGATCAGTCGATGTAGTCTGGCTTGATGAGGAGCCAAGTAGGGAACTGTACTCCCAGAGTGTAACACGAACGCTCGATAGGAGGGGGATGGTTTACATGACATTCACCCCGGAACAGGGTATGACTGAGACTGTAGCGAGTTTCATAAACCATATCCAACCCGGGCAGTCCCTTACTAACGCCACATGGGATCACGCATCTGAGAAGATAACCTCTATGAAGGGGGTACAAGGACACCTTTCAGAAGACGTAATGATGCAGATTCTCTCTGCATACTCCCCACATGAGAGGGAGATGAGGAGATATGGCAGACCATCTATCGGTTCTGGCCTGATATTCCCCATCAGTGAAGAGACATTAATGATTGATCCTATCAACATAGAGGATCACTGGCCTAGAATAGCGGCTATTGACTTCGGTTGGGATCACCCTACAGCAGTAGTATGGTGTGCGGTAGATAATGAAACCGAAACATTCTACGTTTATGACTGCTACAGAGCATCTAAGGCTAGTCCGGCTGTTCACGCTGAGATCATCAAGATGAGGCCGCACTTCATCCCTATTGCCTACCCACATGACGGAAATCGCAGGGATAGCATGGGGAATCCGGGCTTAGCCGACCAGTACAGAGGTCATGGGTGTAACTTTAAACTGGAACACTTCACGAATCCACCTGCTCTAGGGCAGAACAAAGGCTCTAATTCAATAGAAGAAGGGCTGATGGCTATGATTCAATCTATGGAAGCCGGTAAGTTCAAAGTATTCTCCACCTTGCCCGACTGGTTTGAGGAGTTTAGAATGTATCATAGAAAAGGGGGAAAGGTTGTCCCTTTAAGGGATGACATCATGAGCGCAACAAGGTACGCATTTCAATCACAGCGTTATGCACTTGCTGGCGCTGACCCCGAATGGACTAAAGACTTAACATATAGGAACTACGGAATTGTCTGATAACGAAACAGAATTAATATCACGAATACGTCAAGAGATTTCAGATTCTCTTGGGTATGATGGTGAAATATCTATACAGCGAGAGAAGGCTATACAGTATTACTATGCTCTACCATTTGGCAACGAGGTAGATGGTCGTAGTCAGTACGTTGACTCTACTGTACAGGACACTGTGGAATGGATTAAGCCCTCTTTAATGAGGGTATTCGCGTCTGGTGATGAGATGGTTAAGTTCTCTCCTCATGGCCCCGAAGATGTCCAGGCGGCAAAGCAAGCCACCGACTACGTTAACTACGTCTTTACTAAAGATAATCCCGGCTGGGAAATCCTCTACTCATGGTTCCATGATGCCCTCTTACAGAAGAATGGCATAGTAAAGGTATGGTGGGACGAGTATCCAGAGAAACAGCGGGAAGAATACCGTAGACTTACGGATATGGAGTATGAACTCCTTAGTGCAGACAAGAATGTAGAGATCATAGAAGAGAATGAATACTATGAGGAGGTAACATACCACGATGTAGTTCTCCTCAGAGGCGCATACAACGGAAAGATTAAGATCGAGAACGTACCGCCTGATGAATTCCTTATCTCAAGAGAGGCTAAGGGTATACAGAATGCACGATTCGTCTGTCATAGGGTAAAGAAAACTGTCTCACAACTGAGAGAGATGTACCCTGACGATGATTTTGATATGGCTGAGTTAGGCGCAGGGTATAACGAAGAAGTATATAACGCAGAGAGAATGGCTCGTTACGAGTTTGATGACTCTTTTGCTTGGGGTGGAGGACTTAACGAGAATGGTGAAGAGGCTCTAAGAGAATATTGGTTGCATGAATCTTTCATCAGAACAGATTATGATGACGATGGTATCGCAGAACTAAGGAAGGTCTGCACGGTAGGGGATTATATATTCGCTAACGATGAGATAGATAAGGTTCCTCTTATCTCGATTACCCCCTTAAAGATACCACATAAGTTCTTTGGTATGTCGGTTGCTGATCTAGTAATGGATTTGCAACTCATAAAAAGTACGCTAATGCGTAATTTAATGGACAACGCCTATAACCAGAACTTTGGTAGGTACGCTGTACTTGAAGGTCAAGCGAATTTGGATGATTTGCTCACCCAGCGCCCGGGCGGTGTGGTAAGAGTTAAATCCCCCAACGCTGTTATGCCATTGGCTACCCCTCCCCTACAGCCTGAATCCTTCCAGATGCTTGGGTATCTTGACGAAGTACGAGAGTCAAGGACAGGAGTAAATAAGAACACACAAGGCATCAACGCAGACGCTCTGACAAGCCATACAACGGCCACAGCGGTGAATGCAGTGATGACCAATGCCCAGTCAAGGGTAGAGTTAATTGCCCGTCAGTTCGCGGAGACAGGCGTTAAAGAACTAATGTACTGCATCTACGAACTCCTACTAAAGAACCAAGATAAGGAGCGAGTAGTCATGTTAAGGAACGAGTGGGTTCCTGTTCGCCCTGATATGTGGAGTGACAAGATGGACTGCACTGTATCTGTTGCTTTGGGCAATGGCTCAAAGGATCAGCAGATGGGGCATCTATCTCAGATGCTACAGTTCGCATCACAAGCCATGCAAGGTGGGCTACCAATCGTAACCACAGAGAATATGTACAATCTAGGGGCCGCATTGATTAAAGCAATGGGCTACCAGAATGTAGATGACTACTTAACTAAGCCACCACCGCCTCAACCTAAACAACCTACTCCTGAAGAGCAACTTGCCCAAATGGAAATGCAAGTCAAGCAGAAGGAACTGGAGATCAAGGCGGCTGATGTACAGGTTAAGATGCAGAAGATTCAGCAAGAGGCTAAGAAAGATGCGGTAGACGCACAACTTAAAATCGCTGAACTCGCACTAGAAAAAGAACAGAATAGAGCAGTAGCCATAGGATGATGGATATCGAAAGAGAGCGTCATGCTAAGAGTCTTTTACAAGACACGCTACTGCAAGAATCATTTGACACACTAGAAAAGAATTTACAGGACACTTGGAATAACTCCAGTGTTCATGATGTAGATACGAGAGAGCAGTGTTGGCTCTCGTTAAGACTCCTTGAACGGATACGCCTTCATCTAACCAGTATCGTTGATACCGGAGATATGGCGAGGAAGATTGAGGAATACCAAATCTAAGGAGAATTTAAAATGGCGGATACGCAACCAGCCCCGCAAGCACCGGCTGCAATACAGCCAATACCCGCGCTTGGTGGAAGTATCATTGAAGCGCAGGAAGCATTACTTGGACTACTGGAACCTGAAGAGGAGAAACCAGAAACTCAAGAAAGCCCCCCTGAAGAAGTTGAAGAGTCTACCGAGGAAACTCAAGACGAATCACCTGAAGAGGTTTCTGAAGATGAACCCGAAGAGGAGTCAGAAGACGAATCCGAGGAGGAATCTGATGAAGAGTCAGAAGTTGAAGAGGAAGTAGAGGAACTTTATACTGTCACCGTTAATGGTGAAGAGCATCAAGTACCCCTTGAGGAACTCGTCAAAGGCTATAGCCGTCATTCTGACTATACAAAGAAAACTCAGGAAATCGCTGAATACCGTAGAAACGCTGAAGCCGCAGTACAACAGGCCCAGCAAGAGATACACCAGACTCAGCAATTCCGACAGCAGTACATTGACGCCGCGTCTGCCGTAGTGCAGGAACGGTATGGAAAATGGCATCAACTCCAGAACAATACTGACTGGGATCGCTTAAAGATTGAGGACAGAGAGGAGTACCTGACTAAGAAATCAGAACAGGCAGACCTCGAAAACTCAATCAAGCAAGAAACTGAAAGGGTTAAACAAGTAACTCAACAGCAACAGCATGAAGAAGTGCAAGCCCATCAACAGTATGTGGTACAAGAAACTCAAAAACTAGAATCCATAATTCCTGAATGGAGAAATCCAGAGTTCAGGAGTAAAGTTGGAAAAGATTTGACAGAGTTCGCTGTATCACAAGGTTTCTCAGAGAATGAGGTAAAGCGAATAACTGACCATCGTCAGTTACTTGTTCTTATGCAAGCCAAAGCATTTCAAGAAATGCAGAATGCCCAACAAACAACAAAGGCTAAGAAAACCAAAAAGAAACCTAAGATGGTTTCCTCTGGAACTGGCAAAAAGAAGGGCGAGAATTCCAAAAAACAACGTGCTGAACAGATGAAGCGTCTTCAAGGGTCTGGTCGCATCGACGATGCGTCTGCACTCCTGGAGGATTTTATAGACATTTAACTAAGGAGGAAATGCTATGGCAGTTCCCGCAAATACTAGAACGATCTATGGTGCTATAGGCATCAGGGAAGATCTTTCTAACATTAT